AACTGTTATTTAAACAGGGTGGATGCAGCCCACAGGATTGCAGTCACAGCAGAAATAACACTCCCGACATTTGAGTATATGTCAGAAACCATTAACCTGTCTGGAATGGCAGGAGAAGTTGATTCACCTTCGCCTGGACAGATTAAAAGCACACAGATAGAAATACCTTTTACTAAAATCTCAAAAGCTAATTTTGAGCTTGCCAGGAATGACAATGCTATAATAATATTAAGGGCTGCACAGGAAAAAATTGATACAGGCGGACATACAAGGTCATATGTAAACAGGACTATTATAATAAGAGGTTTTACAAAAGAAATTAACTATGGAAAACTTGTAAAAGGTGGTTATGGAAACCCGTCTGTTAAAAAAGAGATTACATACTACAAAGATACTGTTGATGGTGATGTCATAACAGAAATTGACAAATTTAATGGTATTACCAAAATAAACGGTGAAGACCTTGTGGCTGATATTGAAGATTTAATATAAGGAGGGTCTGGACATGGGCAGAGATATAATAGAAACAAAAGAAGTTGATTATGATGAAATGCTAGAACAGGCAGGGCTTGAAGCAGAAGCTGATGAGGTGGCAAGTGCTGGAAGGGAAGCTGTAGAAGAACTGCCAGAAGATGAAGCAGATGTGGAAGACAAATTTAAGGTAGAGTTTTTTAAAGAATATGAATTTGATAACGGCATGGAAACAAAGAAAATAAAGTCTGTGGATTTATCAGGGCTTCTTGACCTTACCACAATAGATGCTGAAAGGTTTGACAGGATTCTTATAAGGACAGGCCACCGCCCTCAGAATAAGTTTACAGATACAACATACTGTAAGCATGTTGCAGCACATGTTACAGGGCTTCCAGTTGAATTTTTCAATACATTAAGCATGAGGGACATGCTGGTTGTCATGGGGATGGTGCATAATTATTTTTTATTTGGTTAAATGCAGATGATAACTGGGCATCTGTATTTTCCAGGCTCTGTGTGCAGTTAGCTGTCTGCACACAAAGTGGCAGCATAGGGTATTTCAAAGGGCTTGCCATAGATGAATTAATAAAAACGGCAGATGAAATAGTGGATGCAATAAATAAGCGGCGTAGGAAAGAAGGTAGAAGCTGATGGCATCAAGACGGCAGTATACGCTTGAACTTTTACTTGGGGCTAAAACAGAGCCAGGATATAATTCCAGCATAAAAAACGCAGAAAAGGCACTGACGGGTATATCATCCACAGCCAAAAGGGTTGCGGGGCTTGTTACATCTGCATTTGCGGCAGTAAATATTTCAAATGTAATAAGTGATGCAGTTGAGGAATATTCAGGGTTTGAACAGGAATTAACCAACACGGCAGCAATAGCAGGGGCATCACAGACAGAATACGGGCAGCTTGAAGCTGCATCCAGGGAAGCTGGCATGGCTACTACCAAAACGGCTGGCGAGAGTGCGGCAGCACTTGGCTATATGGCACTGGCAGGGTGGGACGTGAACGAATCCACATCTGCACTTATGCCAGTGTTAAAGCTTTCAGAATCAACAAACCTTGACCTGGCAAGGACAAGTGACCTTGTAACTGACTCTATGGGTGCGTTAAAACTTGAAGTTTCCGAACTTCCAGAATACCTTGACCTTGTAACCAAGGCGCAGAACTCCTCAAACCAGACAGCAGAGCAGTTAATGGAGGCTTATATAAGAGCTGGTGGTGCCGCAAGAAGCCTTGGGATTGATGCAAAGGATGCAGGAATTGCGCTTGGTATACTTGCAAATAATGGTACAAAAGCAAGCGAGGGCGGACGTACCCTTAATGCAATGCTTACACGTATTGCTGCCAACAAAGAAGCTGTAAAGCAGATGAATGCCCTTAAAATATCAATATTTGATGCAAAAGGGAATTTTGTAGGCTTTGAAGAGGCCTTAAAAAGAATGAACAAAGGTCTTGATGGGCTTACAATGGAAGAACAGGCCAAGGCATTGAAAAAGATAGCAGGGACACAGTATTATACCAAAATGAAATACCTGCTTGATGGTGTAAAGGAAGGTGCAGATGGTTCGGAAAGTGCATGGGATGCCCTTGAAAAAAAGCTTTCACATGCAGAAGGCACACTTGATGAAATGGATGCAAAAATCACTGGCACAATGTCTGGTTCAATGCAGATAATGAATTCTGCATTAAGTGATGCAAAAATTTCATTTGGTGATGCCTTTAAAGGGGAAATTGTTGAGGTAATACAGGATTTTACAGGGTTGTTTAACAGCCTGTCAGAAGGCATAACTGGTTTTGCAGATGAAAATGAAATAGCAATACACCAGACCTTTGAAAGCATAAAAGAAAACGTAACTGGTGCAGGTGAATTTATAGGGGATTTTGCAGCAGGGGTTATTGAAAATTTTGACACAATAAAAGCAGTGGCGGCAGGTTTTGGTTCTGTGTCCCTGGTTTCCAAAACAACAAACCAGTTTAAGGTTATTAAAGGTGTGCTTGACAATGTTGCACTGGGTTCTCTTAGCAAAGGTAATTTGATAGCAGGGGGCATAGCTTTAGCGGCAGGGGCAGTCACTGCCATAGGGGTACATGCTTATAACACCCATAAGAAACTGGTACAGTCTGACCTTGAAGGGCACTTCGGGGATATTTCACTGTCGCTGGAGGATATTGATGAAATATCACAGCAGATAGTCGGAAAAAAGAAACTGGTAAAAATTTCTGAAATGCTGGAAGCCATTGGCAAAACGGATGAAGCTGTGGAAGAAATGGCTTCCAGCATGAAGGAAATAAATAAAACAAGCTGGAAGGTAAGGGCTGGTTTTAAAATAGACATAGACGACAGGGAAAGTTATAAGTCAGAAATCCAGAATTATATAAAATCTGCGCAGGATGTAATCGACAATAAAGGCTACAGCGTTTCTATTGCTACAGATATCCTGTTTGGAAAAAATTCCAAAATGTCCAAAGGGAATAATGCTTTTTATGCAGGGCTTGATGCAGAACTGGAAAGCCTGGAAAAGAAGCTTAACAAGAAAATCGGGAAGGCTGTAGAGAATGGTGTGGATATACCAACAGACAAGGCAATACAGAAGCTTCTGGGAAAGATAAATACTATTACTTCATCCATTACAGCTGCAGAAGAGGAAGCAGACTGGCAGCAGCTTGATTTAAAATATTCAGGAAAAGATTTAACCCCTGAAACTTTTAAAAAACTATCAAGTGATATAAAAAAGTATACAGAAGAGGCAAATGAGGGGGCGGATGAGGCATACAATACAGAACTGGTCAACATAAATGCAAAGAAAAATATTAAACTGTCAAACCTTAAGGAAAAGCGTGCCAGCAAGAAAATATCCAAAAAGGAATATAAAGAAAGAGTTGCCAGGATAGAAGAAAAGCACGAGTCAGACGTACAGGAAACAAACCAGGCATATTATGATACCAAAGCCAAAACCATGCTGAAAAGTTCAAAGTATCTTATGAAGTCGATTACAGATGCTTATCCAGAAGTAAAAAAGGCTATGAAAGGTCTTGATGAAAACCTGGAAAATGGTTTTAGCGAAGCTTTGGAACAGGGTATAAGCCGTTCTGAATTAAACAATAAATTAAATGATATTATTGATAGTTCCCTGGACAGTACAGGGATTTCAAATGAAAAGAAGGATGCACTGGTAGAACTTTTTAAATCTGGTCTGGGAAGTATCTGGTCTGACATGGAAGATTATGCTGGGGAAATGGAAAAGGCAGGGATTAAAATTCCTAAATCATATGCCAAAGGTATCAATGATATAGAGGCGTTGTCTGCTGTATCAGGGTCAACAGAAGATGCTATGGATTATTTTGGAAAATTAATCGGAAAGAATGACAAGTGGGCAGCTATTGTTAATACATGTATAGAAAATGGTGCTGAAATACCAGAAGAAATTGCCAATGGAATAAATGAAAACAGCAGCATTGTAGCATCTGCAACAGAAAATCTTATGAATATGATTAAGAATAACCTGACTGGTACAGTATCTGCTAAAATTACTTTGAGTATGGCAGGTTTAGCTGTTAAAGAAGCTAAGGGAACAGGAGTAGAAAAAAGCGCACCCAGCCTTTCTCTTCCCTGGATGGAAACAGGTACTGGCAGCAGCAGTGCAAAAAAAGCAGCACCAAGGAATAATGGCAAGCTTGCAAGGAACGCCAGTGGCGGTATTTATTCAAGCCCTATTGCTACAATCCTTGCAGAAGACGGGGACAGTGAGGCAGTTATCCCTCTTAACAGTTCAAGCAGGGCGAAAGCATTGTGGCGTGACGCAGGGAAAATGCTTGGCATGGAACCTGTAGAGGATAAAACTGCATATAACAGCCTGCCTGCAAAACGCAGCAGGCAGGTCTATGAAGAAATAAAGGCGTTTACGGCAAGAACCAGCCCTTCCCCTGGAAATGCTTCCACAGGCGGGAACGTATATATTACATGTTCACCACAGATTACTATAAAAGGAAATGCAGATAAAAACACTGTCAGCAAGGCATTTTCTGGAAGCTATGCAGAACTTGGCAAAATACTTGACAGGTATTTTGCAGATAAAAAAAGGGTTTCTTTAAGCGGCAAAGTGGCTTTTTAGGAGGCGGGTTATGGGCGGTATAATTTATAAAACCAAACAGGGGGATATGTGGGATTATATAGCATGGAAAGTTTATGGTGATGAATCATATGTAAATGTGCTTTACAATACAAATCCCCATTACTTGAAAGTATTTATTTTTGAAGACGGCTGTGAAATCACCTGCCCGGAAGTATCTGTAAACAGTGACAGTGCAGATACACCAGAATGGCGGGGTAATGAAGACCTGGACGCGGATGCGCTTGACGGCGTGTC